AAACTAAACCGTTTACTCCAGCTGTCCACTGGTGTTACACTATGTTCGCTATGAACACTACCCCCTTTATCTACGACCTCTTATACTTTCTTACTGTTACTATCAGTAGCGGTGTGGCTTTCTCGGCATTTATCGCCCTGATAGCCCTCGTAGCTAACGCCCTACAGAGACTACTGTTGGCTCGACCCTGTATTAGTAAATACAAAACACCCTCCGATTTTCGGGGCACGGTCTCCAACCACCCATTCGACATCGAATCTCTGTCAGTCGTCACTCAAAACCCCCACGCCCATGCTGCCAGACGCAGGTCTGTTGCACGCAACTGGATTCACACCCTTATCGCAAAACTCGGACGCAAGTCTTTTGCTATGAATTTGTCAAACTCAGACATTCGTAAGCAAATCCGCGGCAACCGTGAGCTCCGGACACTCAAAGACACCAATTACTATAACATCACTAGTAATTCTATGCCTGAGCACGGTGAGGACATTGTTGCAATTGATGATCTTTACCATACCACCTTTCCTCAGTTCAACAACATCCTCCGTGACTCCCATGACAAAGATGCTAACATCTTCTCATACACTCATGCCCCAATTGTACCATCCTATACTTCTGATGAGTTTCAGATCCAATTCCACAACGACCGTTGGGATTTCCTTGGACCTGACTCTGCAGTGTATTCGGACCAACTTTGGGACACGAACGACGAGATTATTAGCCATATCTCCTTAGGGAAACGTGATTTTCGCTGCTTCCTGTACACTACTATCATTGTCTCCTTCTTGTCTTTGTATGTTCACCAACTTCTCACTGAATCCCTCACCATTGATGACTTCCATGTTTTTACCATCAAATTCCTATGGTATGAAAACAAAATTTGCTACGAGTGGGTACGCTACAGCTTCGCGTACCTAGTACCCTCTTATTTCCCGTGGATCCCAACACTTGTCTTTGGATCCATCAATGTCTCTCTCCCGTTCTCTGTGGTAATCCCATGGTACAAATTCAACGAGATCATATATCATATGCCCCAGCGTATTGTATGTCCTGTTGAACACCAGTACATCCTTTGGTTTACCATAGCTTATGCCGCCTCAGTGTTCGTGCCAGTCATGATGTTTGTTTCTTTCATGCGTCTCCGTTCTGGTACTCACTTTGCGTTCCGCAAGAACTGTGGTGAGAACCGTGCCATCTGGGTACTACACCCAGCAGCTAGTTTCAACTTTTACCTCACCTTCTTCCATGCTATCTCAATAGTCAAGCACCTGCCAAGACGACTCAAACCCGCTGTAATTAATGCGCCAGCAACCGAGTTGTCTCCAGACGGTTCTGTCTATCATGCCATGCAACACGTAGTGGAAGGTAAGATCAACTACTCATATTCCCTCGCCGGCACAAGTGCATCCGTCACCCTTGATGATCGTGCCTACACAATAATTCGTTCTTGGAATGCAAACAACAAGAAATTATTGTCTCCTTCCACTTTCACACGCATGTATCGTGGCAACTTTGAAAATGCGCGATCGTGGACAACCGAGGAATTGTTAGTTGGTATAGCTGCTGTCACTTATGCTACTGAACACACCCATGTCGTTGACTATGAACGACCTCCAAACACATGGAACTACACCATGCGACCTGATGATTTTCCCATTGACAAGGAATGTGTTTCATCATTTGCTGCGTATTTTGATGGACCTATTTTAGGTAAGACTTACATCCCAATCAATTCACGCGGTAACTCGGAACACAGTATTGAAACCCGTGTTAAGGCAATCGCAACAACAATGCCACCGCCTAACAACAAACAGTACAACCTTATCCGGGAATTCATGACAGAATATCGCAAAGATGCCCACCCCACAATTCCCCTTACTCATGAAGAAGTCATGGAAAGGCAGACAAAACCTAACCAACGTGTCACTAACGAGGAAGCTGTCCAAACCCAACCTCGTGATTACCTATACGTTGCCTCTATTTTTGGAAAGATCACGAAGGCGTTTCAGAAAACAGAAGCGTCAACGAAACCCGGCGATCCCAGAAATATAACCGTTATGCCTCCCACGGTCCGACTCGAGAACTCACGTTTTGCGTATGCACTGTCTTCCAATTTGAAGAAAACCAAGTGGTACGCATTCGGCCTTACTCCAAAACAGATTTCCCAAGCAGTTGCTGACCACGTCAGTGACGCCCGTACTACTCACATCGCCCTTGGTGATTATAGTAGGATGGATGGAACTGTAAACAACCGAGTCCGCGAGTTCGATCGTGCCTTCCTCCGTCACAACTTCCACCCTGAACACCATGAAGAAGTCTTGCTTTGGTATGACCAGACTTATGGTAACAAGGTGGGTGCCGGTCATGGGGTTTACTATGACCAACTTCTCAGCCAGGCATCTGGTGATCCATACACCTCTGCTCTCAATACTGCACGGAATGCATTTGTCAACTTTTGCATTCTCCGGAGGTTCCTCACACCACGCGGAGCCTATGCCAACCTCGGCCTCATGGCTGGCGATGACTCGATTCAGCGCAATGTCACATCTGATGATGCTGTTCGCGTCGCCCGGTCTTGGGGTTTCCGACTTAGGATCAACTTGGCAGAACCTGGAGAACGTGTTGACTTCCTATCCCGGATTTACTCTCCCTCGGTCTGGTACGGAAGCACACACAACATTGCCGCCCCCATGCGCCTCCTGTCCAAATTTCACACCTCTAAGCTCACACATCAAGTCGATCGTGACGTCATCGCACACACGAAAGCTCGTTCTGTTTTATCCAATGATTCTCACACCTACATCATTGGTAAATACATGAAAATGATCTACGATCAGACGAAAAATGCTAGTGACCTCATCCAACCCAATCTCAAGGCTGACCTCTCAAACAAACTTGAAGAGGAAAAGACTTGGGCATCACGTACCCACAATTCATCTGACGATGGATACCAGTGGGACATGAAACAAGTTGAGGACTGGCAACATGACGTGTTTGCTGATGATCAATTCGATTCGTCACTCCTTGATGAATTCGAATCCTGGACGGAATTGGACGCACCTTGGTATGAACCTCCTGTATTACATCAGGAGGACATAGCCCAACGCAATGTTTGCTATCTCGCTAATGGTGAGATCATTCCCGCAGAATACAACCTCGAGTTGAATCCCTCCTCGGTTGTCACTTTCTCAGACCCGCCACCTCAACCTGTGGTGAGGCAACAGCAGACGGTCGATGACGGTATCGATCGCAAGTACGTTCAACCTTCCGACTTCCCCTGCAAACGTGACAAGAAGAGTAGTCACGGGTGGTACAAAGGCTTACCACCATGCTCGGGACGCGTAGATAAACCTAACCGTTTCTGTGTTTCATGTCACAAGGTGTACATGACTTCACGGAAGGCTAAAGCCTAAAGCGCCGGCGTGGTTTCCGCCGGTGTCGACCCTTATCAAATTAAACCAATCGCATCCTGTCAACATGCCTAACAAACCTAAGCAATCCAACACCCGTCAACGCAGACCACGCCGTAGGAACAGACGCCGCAACACCCGCCGCTCTGCCCGTCCACCCGCTCGTCTCCGTTCCTATATCGACATGATCGCAAATCCATGCGACTCTGTCCTGACTCCGGGCATTTACGGTTCTTCCGAAGGCCTTCTCGCCCGCCTCAAGAAAACCGTCTTCAACTCCACAAACAACACTGCTGGTTACATTCTCTGGGCCCCAGAGTACCACTGTGCTTTCTCTGATCAAGATGAGAAACCCGGTGATGCCACACCTTACAATTGTGGCAACCTTTTCCTCTGGGCCAGTGATTCCGCAGATCAACAACCCTTCAATGACAAAGAAGACAATCTTGGTGAGATGGCGTACGGAAGTCAACAATCACAGACTTTCGTACCAGCCACCGCCAAGTCTTCCGCGTTCACCGCCGATGATCCAGCCCGTTCCTTCTTGGATTCGGATCTGGTTCAAGATGCGCGCACCATTTCCGCATGTATTCGCATGAAATACACCGGACAAATGTACCACGCGTCCGGCGAGATCGCGTTTATTGAGGATCTCCCCATTCAGTCCCTATTGTATGGCGCTGACGGCTCTGAAGCCGCTAGCGTCAACCAGCTATTCCAACAGGCCAATCATACAGCACGTCTCGGTGCCCACAATGCCGAGATTGTTGCTCGACCTGACGAACACGCTGATACGTTCCGTGATGACCGTGCCACCCCTATCGACGTTGCCATAAGCGACCGAGAAGCTGGCCTACCTTCACAACGTAGCCAATCATCCGTATCACAAGATGGTAAGATTCGTTCACCGTCTGTTTTCGGATTTGCTTGGCGTGGGATTGACCTCGGTACAGCTAACAGTGTCAACTTGGCTTTTGATCTTGTCAAGAACATTGAATGGCGTCCCGAACCCGTCTCCGGATTAACCCATGCTACACCCGTCCAATTGTCTCCAATTCCCTTGACTCAGTCGGCTGTCGCTTACCTGGATGAACATCATCCCGGTTGGACAACCCGCCTATTCCAGGGACTTGGAACAGCCGCCCGCCTTGCATTGGCTGGTGGTTCGATGGCCCTTCGTGGTGCTGCCTTTGCTGGTGGTGCCGCACGCATGGGATTGTTACCACTGCCTTCACCTCAACTCCTCCTCAGATAACCATTTTCAATCACCGTCGACCCCGATCTGAAACCCCGCCCC